GCACTTAGTGTTAAAAAATCACTTTCTTATCTATATAAGACATACTTGTTAGGACTAATTAATGCGACAAAAATTGATAAATCTGTGTCTGAACTCATTTGAACTAGCTGCCAAGAAGGAGAACTTCTCTCATTGGGTGCGTCAGAAACTCTTGGAAGAAGCTGATATACCTAAGCCTGAACACCTTTTCAAGTGTAGAGCATGCAATTATGAGCGTGTTTACCCCACAAAAGCCATGCGTCCTTGCCCTACTTGTGGGTTTAGACTCTCATTGATCCCAATCATTCAGACAAAATTACCAGGAGAGGATGAATAATGACAAGTTATCAAAGAATATTGGACTTTTGCCAATTTAAAACAACATGTATTGAATATGCTTCACATGTATACCTAGTTGATGATATTGTCAGATACATTTGTGAAGAATGCAAGATACTTAGGGAGGATTCACAATGAGAGGAAATGATGAAGACATGATAAAGGTGGTTGATGGAACTCCAAAGGTTGTACATGGAATGTATTATCCTGAATGTGTTGATTGCACAAAAAATATTGGAATGGATATTGTTTTTACTATGCGCTGTTTTATGTTAGGTCATGAAAGACTCTGGATCCAGGATGAGGAAGAATGAGATTCAAGAACTGCGAGCGATGCGGTATCGAAGGTTATGATTATCTATGCCTTCCAACGATGGACCGACTTTGTTCATCATGCGCTGATTGGCTTCATGGTTCACAACACACCGAGATAAGGAAGAAGGTCGGGGATTTGAAGTCCAATGAGTAAATAGATCAAGCGCTCCAGGCGTTGAACTCTTTTTTCAAGTTCTTCAAACATTAAATCACCATTCCCCCACCAATTCCTCCTTGGCCAAGTGCTGAATGCTCGTAGACCGCTATCTCTTCAGTATAGAGATCCCCATACGACGCATTGTCAGTTGTAGCCATTGCAAGGGGGAAAGCGATAGCAAAGAAAGTCACACCTGCTGTAACGCCCACACCTGAAGCACTGCCGTATCTAGTGGCTGAAAGATACCAAGGAACACCTTTGGATATTATGTGCCTAGTTGCAGGAACAATTAATTCTTGATATAGAATCCTAGAAACTGCTGTAGTCATGTTCCAGGTGTAAATTGTTGAATGGTAAATAGTCTCAGCTGCAATTCGTAGCGCAATCTTTCTTGGTACTGGATGAATCAGAGCCACAAAGAATACAGCAGTTCCATTAGGGCCTAACTTTGTATAAGCCTGAACTGCAACATATCTAACCAATCCAGCCATAATGGGCATTGCATAAGCCATTGCCCTCAACTCTGCGTTTGATCTAATTCATAAGAGCGCTTAAGTCTCATTATGTAAACTAAGTCTTCCTCTTTTTCTCTAACACCTGCTAGATAGAATCTTGCTGCTGGAACAGAGATGGTTGTAGTATCCCCATCTACCCAAGGCTGAATAATCCGATAACAATAAAGTTTTGATGCGGCTGTTGGTTCTCCTGAAGAAAAAGAAGTTGATACTTGTGTTCTCATCATTGCAGAGTATGTTAGATTAGAATTACCAGTCATGAACCTGTAAGAACCCATTACAATAGAAGTTTCATCATCAGCATTACCAAGCATTCCATACATTGAACCATTGTTCGAATAAAGATAAGCAAAGTCAATTACTTCAGAAGGATCGATGAGTTTGTCTGTAATCATATCAATGACTGCCATTGCTGGGGTTGTCTCTGAAGTATTTCCGTAGATACCTGGGTCTTGGATTGTTGAACCAACTGGGAAGAAGGTTTCTTTTTCCATGGCCATTCCTCCTAGATCAATTGTATTCAGTGACCAAAGATAAGGAACTAAAGGCCCAGGTAATCCCTCAAGCCCCGATTTACTTTCTAAATGCCAATCTCCTTGAACTGGAAGAGTTCCTGGTGTCCAAGTTTGCGATGCAGCATCCCATATTCCTGATGTGGGAGGAAAGTTAGCAATCAATCTAATTTCTTTACCTTCACTCATCGCTTCATCACCTTTCTTGTTGCTGTATGTGTTTTCTTTGCTAGTGCTGCAAACTTAGATCGAGGGTGCTTTTTCTTTAGTTTAGCATATTGCTTCTTGTATTCAAGATTGTATGCTGAAGGTTTCCTGGTTCTTTTCACTTTAACCTTCACTTCCACATGGGAATGGGAAGGCTTTGCATTCCCTTGCGTAGCCGTTCCGCATTCATGGCAGAAGTTAGCCATAGTATCAAGCCTCAGCAGTGGATTGTATCGCAATAGCCATCCAGTCTTTTGTTGATAGTTTGACAACTCTGCATCTAATTCTAGCTGTTAAGTAATTTTCCGCACCAGATATAGCACCATCATTACCAATAGTCAAATACAGTGTATCATTAACTACCAAGAATGATTCAGACAAAGAAGCAGGTCCAAAGTTATCGGGGAATAGATCGGCGGTGTTAGTTGCTTGATTGTTGGAAAAGTCGATATTTAATGTAGCACTTGCACAAAGAGCTTGAGAGTTAGCCAGGACAAAAGCAGTCCCAGGATTTAAGTCGGTTAATTGTGCTCCTAATGCTGTATCCGCTGTAACCATGTTGGAGAGTTTATTTCCATAATCTGCACCACTTTGCCAAATGAAATCCACAGATTCAATCGCGATCGCTTGTCCAGTTGGTACATTGACATATGCAGATAAATCAACAGTGCCTTGAGTTCTAGTTCCATCGGCTGAAGCAGCAGGCATAGTCACAGTTTCGGTCAGATAAAAAGAGCCGGTTAGAGATTTGGTCATACACAATCCTAAGGCTGACGGTGTATAAAGTAAACTAAGTGTTCGCAACTACACCTCACTTCAAATCTTCTCTATACGGGCACGCCATAAGATACTCTCCCACACCACACCCTCCCTATTTCTAACTACACCCTATAGTAATGCAAGTATCATTTTTGCACTTAGTGTTAAAAAATCACTTTCTTATCTATATAAGACATACTTGTTAGGACTAATTAATGCGACAAA